TGCGCTGCGCGGCGGCCGCGTCGCTCGCGTTGTCACCCGTGGCGTTGTCGGCGGTCGCCTGCGGGTCGGTCATCCAGTCGAAGTGGAGCCCGTAGCTCTCGGCGAGCTTGTTCGCGTCCCGCATCTCGCGGAAGACCTCTTCGGCCCGCCGGCCCTTCTTCTCGATCGCCTCGACGACGCTCTGCAGCCCGGCCGCGAGCGCTTCCTTCTCGGCGAGGACGTCCTTCAGCGGGTCGACCCACTCCTCGACGTCGGGAATCCACTTGCAGGCGAGGATGGCCGTCTGGTTGGCCACGTAGTCCTGCCAGCGAAGCGGGATCGCCCCGGCGAGGATGCCGGCCTCGATGACGAGCTTGTAGACGGGGGTGTTCAGCTGCGGGTTCAGCCAGGTCGCCCGCATCTGCCGGTACTCGCGCCCGCTCGTGATCTTCTGCGCGCGGATCGTCGTGTAGTTCGAGTCGCTGACGTCGCCGAGCATGTCCTCGTAGGGCACGCCGATGCCGGCCGCGATCGCGAGGTTGATGTCCCGTACGACGTCCTTGTGCCCAGCGCCGATGTCCGGCGTGGTCGGGAACTCGACCTCTTCGCCGGGGTTCAGGTAGATCATCGACGCCGGCTCGAAGATCGGCTGGTCCTCGTCGCCGTCCTGCACTTCGGCGTTCGGATCGCGCTGGAGCGGGCCGCGCGTTGCGTCGTTGGCGTTCTTCCGGATGAACGCCGCGAAGAGCGAGGCGATGATCATCCGCTGGAGCGTGCCGTCGCGGTACCCGCGGAGGTCGGAGGCTTCGAGCAGGATGCGACCGAGCAACGGAATCCCGCGGAGCTGGCCCGGCTCGTCGCCCTCGAAGATGTGCAGGACCTGCGCGGCGTCGATCGTCTCGCGCTCGTCGCTCGGCTGATACGACCCCTGGCAGTCGTAGGGGTGGCGCTTGAAGAAGTGGTAGCGCAGGCGCGCGTACGCGTCGTCAAGCTCGATGCCCGCGCGGATCTCGCCGCGCTCGCGCATCTCGTTGAACTCGGCGTCGAGCATCTCCGACTGGCAGAGCTTCAGCTGGAGCGGGAACGGGCCGTCGTCGCGCCAGTACGGGATCGCGAAGTGCTCGCCCGCGATCGTGCTCTCGCGGACGACGAGCTTCTGCATGCCGTAGAAGTTGTTCCGGCCCTCGACGTCGCAGTCCTTCGACTCGGCCCAGCGGTCCCACCAGAGGTGAATCGCCTCCCGGAGCGCGGGCTCGGGGGCGAGGCTGCGCGGCGTGATGCCGGCGCCGACGATCGCCGAGGCCTTCCGGCGGATGCCCTGGGTGACGATCGCGTTGTTCCGCCAGAGATCGCGCGAGTACGCGATCATTTTGACCATGCCGCAGCCCTGGAGCAGCGCGGCATTCGGGCCGAGGCGACGCGAGGAGAGATCGGCGAAGCGCCGGCCACTGCCCGAGGCGCGGTGCGGCGGGCCCTGTGCGATCAGGTACGGGCGGCCGTCTTCCGCCAGGATCTTCGAGACGGCGAAGGGGGCGTTCACCAGCCGATGCCCCGGTGGTAGCCGGCCCGCTGGATGCGCGAGGGGGGCGTGGCACCGCTCGTGCCGGTGATGGCGCTGTCCATCTCGGCCATCGTCGCCACGATCTCGTCGCGGTCGCGGAAGCGCACGCGGGCGCCGTCGGAGTACTGGACTTCGAGCGCACCGCTCGCGAGAACCTGGCGCAACGTCTCGCGATCCGCCTGGAGCTGTTCGAGCGTGGGCACTCGTCGCGCGGATGAACGAAGATCGTTTCCACGTCAACGAAACGTACGCGGTACTACACCGGTACTACACGCGTCACACGGGCCCGGTTGGGGGGTGGGGAGGGCGACTCACGTGCGGAACGTGTGCACCGAATCGGCCTCCCCAATGAACCGGAGACACCATCGTAGCATGCGAGGCGCGAGCAGACTACGCGCGGGCGGTGCGGCGCGCACTGGACGCTCCGCGTGGTGCGGACTCGCCGGGCGGTGGCGGTAGGCCGAGCCGCCGGAGGAGCCGGCCATCCTTGCCGCTGGCCAGGAGGAGCTGGCGCGCGAGGTCCGCCACGTAGACGCGTGAGCCGGGCCGCTGCTCGCGGACGCGCACGGCGAGGGCTTCGAGCATGGCAAGGACCTCGGCGTCGATGTCGCGAAACTGGAGCGTGCGCTTTCGGGCGCTGGCGGTCACGACTTCGGCTCCCGTTCGCGCCAGCGCTCCCTTGCGATATGCAACGCCTGGCGATGGACACGGTCGCCGATCATGAACTCCCAGATTTTCGGACGCTGCCGCATCCAGCGCCACCAAGTTCGGAACGCCCGCCAGCGCGCCAGGAGCCCCGTCACTGGCGCACCTCGGCGTCGGGGTCGTCGTCGAAGGAAAACTCGGACAGGAGCTCGACGCCGTCGGCTGGCACACCCCACGGGCGTCCCTCGATCAGCGGTGCCGTCGGCGCGATCACGAAGCATTCGACCTCTGCGATGCGCCACGATGGCAGCCGGACCCGTTCGACGCGTGGGCGTCCGATCCTCACCCAGACCAGCATGCCGGGTTGTTGATGCGGGTAGGGGTAGGTTCGGTGTGGGCGCTGATCGAGAATCCGCGCGCGCTGCCACTTCGGCCGCGCCGTTGCGCGATTCTCCGTCTCAGACTGAGGTCGCAAATCGCGCAACGTGCCCTCGTCGCTCATCGACGATACCGATCCATTAAGGGATTGGTCACCACCGTCCGCCTCCGCTGTCCCGTCGCCGCCGTGGTACGCTGCGGGCTCGTTGTTGTCACGGGCATCGGCGCGGGCGTGTAGGTCGGCGAGGGCTCGACGTCCGGCGGCACCAGCGGCCCCTCCGAAAGCAACCCCGGCGGGATCTCCCGCTCGACGCGCTGCCAGTCCTCCTCGCGCATGGTGTCGATACCCGAGGCCGCCGCTGCCGCCAGGTTGCCGACCCAGAGGTCGAGCACCTCGTTACGCGCGCCCTTCGTCGTCTTCTCCCAATACTCCTTGGGGTAGCCGCGCGCGTCGTGCTTCCGCACCAGGTGCTCAGCGGTGAGCTGCTGAAAGTAGTCGGGCCGCGTGCTCTCGGCGGCGCCGAAGTGGATGTATCCCCACGGCTCGGCCCCGGTCGGCTCTTTCACTTGCCGGAGCCGCGTGTAGAGCGTCGACTTGAGCCCCGAGACGCCGATCTGCGCGACCTTGAGCCCGTGGCGCTTCTCGGCCGGCGTCACGTTCTTCGGCGCGTAGACCTTCTGGAGCGTCGCATGCGGGGCGCCCATGGTCACCATGACCGTTGGGCCCGGTGGTCGCACGCGGATCTCCCCTTGCGCGTACTCGGGCTGCTGATGCTTCGCCGCCCACTCGCAGACCCGGTCGGTCAGATAGCGCGCGTCGATCGCGAGGAGCCAGATACGCAGGCTGCCACCGCCGGCGCATTGCCACGCCCGCGCGAGGAGCTCGTCGAGCTCGGCCCACGGCGCGTCGCTCGTCTCGGCGTCGCCGGGGATGATCTCGTGGTAGAGCGACCACGCGCGGGAGCGGCGGCCGTGGCCGACGACGAGGAGCTCGAGCCGGTTCTTCTGGACGTCGACCATGGCCGTCAAGAACCGACAGCCGGGTTGGACGACGCCACGCGGGTAGCCCTCGCAGCGATCCAAGAGCGGCTTCCAGGGCGGCGCGTCGCGCGTCTCGGCATAGGGCAGCCCCAGCGCCAGGTTCGTAAACGTCTGCATGGTCTCGGGCCGCTCCTTCGCGCGCTCGTACATCGCGGCGACCCTCCCCCACGACCGAAACGACGCGCAGAGGCCCGGCACGCGATAGCCGACGCTCTTCTCGCCGTGGTTCCAGAGCTCGACGTAGCGACCCGCCATCATCATCCGCGGCTTGTAGGCCTCGGGAATGCGCGTGTGGCACGCGATGCACTCGTACGTGACGCCGCGCACCTCCCGGAGCCCGCCGCGGCGGTCCTCAAGCCGGAATCCCTCGGGCAGCGTGTAGCGGAGCTGTTGGAAGATGAGCTCCTGCAGCGTGTGACAGAAGGGGCACGGCTCCTGGAAGACGTGTGCCTGCTCGCAGGCCTGGTACTCGAGGACGATCCGCGACGTGCCTTCCCGCGTCGGCGTCGACCCGTAACCGAGCTTCGGGCGATACCACCCCTCGGTGCGGAACACGCCCTGCTCGAGCGGATCGCCCTGCTCGTCGACATCGATCTCGAACTTGTCGATCTCGTCGCCGAGGAAGAGCCCGATCGGTGCGCCCGCGGCCTCGGCGGCGGACCCGGCCCACGTGACGATCAGGTTGCCCCCAGGGAAGTCCTTGTAGAAGCGCGAGGAGCGATCGTCTCCGGTGCGCGCGTCGGAGATGATGGCGCGGAGCGCTGGCGTCGCCTGCACCATCGTGTCGAAGCGCTGGCGCACCCAACGTTTCGCCGTGTTCTGCGTCGGCTGCATCAGCATCATCGGCCGCGGCCAGAGGTGCGCACCGTGCCCGAGGACGTTGTCGATCCACTCGGTTTTCCCGCTCTGACTCGGCGCCCAGAGGACGGTGAGCTCGGTGAGCGACCGCGGGCCCATCGCGCGCATCGGCTCGACCAGGTAGGGCGTCAGCTCGTTCCGCCACTTCCCCGTGCGCGCAGCCTCCCTGGACGTCAGCCGACGATGGGCGGGCGCCCACTCTGACGGATCGAGCAGCGCGTCGGGCTCGATGTGCGTGTCCCACAGCTCGTCGACTAGGGCCGCCGCGCCGCTGGCAGTGGCCACGCCGCCTCGCATCAGCTGGCCTTTAGCTTCGTCTCGAGGTCGAGCGTCAGGCGTTCGACCTTGAGCAACGCGAGATGCTCGCGCACTTTCCCGTCGAGCCAGATCTCGAACTTCGCCGCCTCGACGCCGAACTCGATGGCGGCCTCCTTCGCGAGCTCGGGCACGAGGAGCACCCAGGCGTTTCGCTCGCGCACGATCAGGTCGGCGATCCGCCGCTCGGCGCCACCGCGGTCGACGAGGTTGCCTTTCAGGCGCTCGACGATGACGCGCATCTTCTCGGCGCGGAACTTCTCGTAGGACTCCTGGTTGCGGATGCGCTCGGGGTTCACGGGTCGACGCTCCCCCGCCTTTGCCGTGCGCCCCGGCCCCGGCACGCTCTTCCGGTTCGCCGTGAAGTCCCGCATCGCCGTCGCGCGATCGAACTTGCCGCTCGGGAGGCGGGCGATTCGGCCCGTGGCCTCGGCGTTGCGGACGGCCTTCTCGGTCACCTTGAGCAGCGCGGCCAGTTGAGCGACGGAGACCTCAGGCATGGCAGTCCTGGCGATGCCTCGCCTGGATCTCTGCGGACGATTCGCCCGGAACCGGGTGAAAGTGCCAGCCGCAAAGGTAGCATGCGTAACAGACCGAATCTGGGCAGCGATCGCACGGTATAAACGCTGGCGCCTTGCGCTCAGGCATCGACGTCCGTGAGCGGGGGTATGGGTTTCTCTGGCGGGATCAGCTCGACGTGGCCGCGCCGCTCGACGCGAACGGCCGCACGCGGCGTGACATCCAGTCGAAGCCGATCACCGTCGAGCTTCACGCGCCAGCGATAGGCGTCGATGCGATACTCAGGATCGCCCTTGCGTGCGCTGACCCTCACGGCGCCGCATCCTCCGTCGCTGGCGCGCTCGCCTCACCCTTCGCCGCCTCGGCTGCCTTCGCAAGCTTCTCCTCGTGCTCGGCGAACGTCCGCTTGATCCGCGCGTCGAGCCGCTGCAGCCAGAGATGGCGCTGCTTCGGCATGACCGGCGCGACGTGGTGCGCGATCGCCTGGTCGCGGATAATGCACTGGTTGATGTCGTGGCGGACACCGGTCGCGAGCTTCTCGCAGTCGCGGCGAAGTTCGTCGGTCGCGGCCTTCAGCTCGTCGGAGCGTTGCGCGAGCTGGTGCGCGGCCTTGACCTCGGCGTCCGCGATGCGGGGTTCGATCACGTCGTCGACGACCC